TCCATTAAAATTTTGTTGCTAAGAAATTTGTAAAGCAAAAATTCAAGACAGTAAATAAAAAAATTTTTAGGGGGGTGGTTTGTGGGGGGATAGGGTACCTGATTCAAGACGTACTCCAATCTGGGCAAGGGGGGGGTCAAAATTGCTTAAATTTATAGGTGTAATTTGATACAAGAACAGTAGAACAAAGCCCGTAATCCCTTACAAATGCTAGGTTTACAGTGTTTCAATGATTCTATTTTCTTATTCTGTTTTCTTATTCTGCCTTCACGTGTACGTGAACAGGCCGGACATGTTCCAGCCAGTTATTTTAAAGTAGTTCCTAACCGTTTCAATCTTGCAGCAGTAACAACAAACACACAAATAGAAGGTGATGCAATGACAAATCCTGCCCCTGTTTAACTGTTCATCCTTCTATATATTAAGCAAAGGTATTCGTTATATATATATATATATAAGAAGTACTTTGTTTAATATATCGATTTTTGCACCTGTTTTGTTTCTGGCCTGACCTTTGCAAATCCCTTGCAGTTACTTGGATTACAAATTGTTAAACATTGTTTAATAATTATTTGTAAAAAACATTTGCAATTAATGTGTTTATTTAGTAACATGTATGTGCTGGGTCAATTCTGTCCAGTCAAACAAGTCTAACCGATTAATCAAAAGGTGAAACATGAAATGTGAATTACATGATCATAAAAGAACATTTGGTATAGAGTTAGAAGGAATTATTGATGGATATAATTCAGAATTAGAAGATGAAATTAATACACGTGAAGAAGGATGTTATTGTGAATGTGAAGAAGGATGTACAGGTGAATGTACAGGTGAATGCTACTGTTCAGAATTATGTGAATGTGAAGAATTAAGAGAAGATTTTATAATGAACAGTGAAGAAGGATTAAAAGCCACAGAAGATGAAATTGACAACATAGAATGTGATTACTGCAAAGGGATTTCATTATGTCCAATATGTTTAGGTGATTGTGAATGTTCATATTGTCGTGAAGAATGCGATTGTGATTCCTGCCAAGGATATTGTGAATGTTCTGTCTGTATAGGAAGATGCGATTCCTGCCTAGAAGATTACAGAAACAATTACTGTTCAGAAGATAATCGTTACCAGTTGGCAGAATATATTAGAAGCAAAACAGGTGTAAATTGTCAGGCTGAAGCATGGAGTTACAAAAGTGATTGCAGTTATTGGTCTATAATTACTGATTCTTCTATTCATTGTGGGGAAGGAGAACAGGATATAGAGGTAAAATCACCGATTCTTAAAGGCCTTGAAGGACTAGAAGAAGTTAAGAAAGTAGTTCAGGCAATGCAAGAATATGGTGTAAAAGTAAATTCTTCTACAGGCCTTCATGTGCATCACTGTGCAAGAGATTTAAAACCTAAAGCATTTACTAATTTAGTTAAACTTTATTCGTTTTACGAAGGTGTTATCGATTCTATGCTCCCACGTAGTAGACGAGGCAATCAAAACGGTATGATTAGCAGTGTTAATTCTACTTTTAACAGTGATTCTTCAGAAGAATTATGCTCATTCATAGAAGAAGAAGTAGAAACAGAAGAGATATTAAACACAGAAAACAGATTTGCACATTCTCTACTAGCTGATAAATCATCTTCTGACCGTTACTGTAAATTAAATATAATGGCTTTTAATAAATATAGAACTGTTGAATTTAGGCATCATTCAGGGACAGTAGATTATAAAAAAGTTATTGCTTGGATTGAATTAACACAGAATTTTATTAATTACTGCAATAAGAATAGAACACAAATACAGAAAAATCATGTCCCTAGTTTTATTAAATTGATGCTAATTACAAATACAAGGCCGGAAGTAAGGGAACATTATACAAACAGAAGGATCAAATTTAATGAGCAATATAATTCTTTTACTGCACACTGTGCAAACTATAAAACAAGGGGTTAAATATGTACTACTCTAATTATGGTTTTAATGATTTTAATAAGATAGAAAAGAAAAAAGAATTACCTTTACCGTCTACAGTTTTTTATTTTGCTTATGGTTCAAATATGAGTAGAAAACGAATGCAAAAAAGGGGCTTAATATGGGAAAAGATTTCAAAAGCTACCCTTAAAAACTGGACATTAAAATTTAATAAGATTGCATTTGATTATTCAGAAGGATTTGCAAATATTGAAAAAGAAAAAGGCAGAAAAGTAGAAGGTGTACTGTATAAATTAGAAGAAAAAGAACAGGCACATATTCTAGATAAATACGAATCTGTTCCAGAACATTATCGACGAATAGAAGTTTATGTTAGGACAGAAAAAGGACAGTCTATAAAGGCCTTCACTTACATTGCAAATAAAAGAATGATTGAAAAAGGCCTTTACCCTTCAGAAAATTATTTAAATCATTTACTTGATGGAAAAAGGTATTTATCTGTAAAATACCATCACGGTTTAAAGCAAATTAAAACTTTAGATAATCACGACTGTGATATGCCTTTGCATTTATTTGTATATGGTACATTAAAGCAGGGATTTGGTAATCATGATAATTATTGCAGTAATGCTATTTCAATAGAATCTGCCCGTTTAGATGGTGAATTATATGATTCCGGATTGCCATACGTACACATAAACCAAAAGAACATATTTGCAAAGGGTACCCAGTCTAATTACCGTGATTTTCAGAAGCAGGAAGATTTAGAAGATTCTTTATTTTATGGTGATTCTTTTACCCAGTTAGGTAATCCTTTTGTTGAAGGTGAATTAATTACGTTTTCAAACTGGGATTCTTTAAAACGATTGGACAGTTTAGAAGGTTTTTCAGGAAGTGATAAATATAATCACTACACAAGAGTTTTAACAACATGTTATATAAATTCAGATAGCCAAGAATGTGCATGCTGGGTATATGTTATTGACAAGTTTAAAATGGGTTTAGAATCAAAAGATTTTTGTAATGATGGAATATACAAAAGAAGTTTTAATTATGATTCTAAAAGTTTTTTAAATGATGAATATTATTATTCTGTTGTATCAACTGAATATGGTGACATTCCAGAATTATACGTAGATTTAGAAGAAGAAGAAGAAGAAGAAAAAGACCTAGTAGACTTATTTGAAAATGCTAAATTTTAATAAAGGCATAAAATGAAAACTTACTACTCAATTCTGCATAAATGGATTGATGCTAATAAGCTTAAAAAGTTTAAGGTAAAAGGTGATTCTATTAATGGAATTATTGAAGCTTTTACTCTTGAACATGCGGAAGAATTAATTAACAATCCTGCCACCTTAAAACATTTAATAACCGTCGGATATTTGCACCGTACAGGTAACAGTAACAAGATAAATTCTGTTACCCCTGTCCCAGACAATACCGTAATAAACTTTTATTAATAGGTGAATAATTGACGGGCAAAATTTGCCTGTCTGAATTTTGGATTTTTCCAAATATTTTTGGAATTTTCCCAGCTCAACAATTTTTTAACATGGTTCTATATTTAGGTTTAGATTTAGATTTAGATTTAGGTTTAGGTTTCAATTTAGATTTAGGTTTAGGTTTAGGTTTAGAATCAAAATCCGTTACCAGTTGGTAACATTAACTAAACAGAGGAGAAATAATGGAAAACAATTCTCTTTCAATAAAATTCTGGAAAGGTTCAAAAAACAGGGAAATAAAATGCTATGCACCCTGTCCTTGTGGTTGTGATACAAGAGACAACCCAGACCTTTTAGGATATTTAAGTGGTTCTAATGACAAAGGTGATGGTTTTACCATACTCATTGAGGACAAAGAATCTTATAACAAACTAAGGGAAATATTCCCTTTTCAGGAGGACTAATGGCACACTTACATTTACTTGAAGATGGTCAAGGTGATGTAGTCGATCAGATTGTTTTTTGTTCTGACTTCTGTCATCAAGACTATTGCTTGAGAGAAAGTATTGACTATCAGGGTTGGTTTGGTTGTCAGGAAATCTCAATAACCGAACCTTGTGCTAACTGTGAATCAGAAGTGCAGGGTATAGAATCAATGGAGGACTAATGCAACCATTTTTTAGAAAACTCAATGAAGTTGAAGAATTAGAATATCGTCAATGGGCAAGAGATAATTATAAAAAGCATGACCCTATAAAAGGGGTTTGGCATCCTGTAATTCAGGATGAATGTTGTAAAATTAACGGAAGCTCATCACTTTGGGACATAATTAAGGAGAATGAATAATGGCACATTTTAGAGGAACAGTTAAAGGGGGCAGAGGTGAGGCCTCACGTTTAGGTCATAAAACAACAGGTTTAACCACTAATTGTAATACTTGGGATTTAGGAATAAAAGTTGAAGCTGGACACGTCAATGGTCAGGATGTATTTAGGATTTACTTGACCGGTGGAAGTCGGAGGGCTAAACTCCCACAGTTAATAGCTACTATTACTAACGATGAAAATAGTGATAGATGGGATATAAGCCAAAACCATTGTTTTAAAGACATAAAGGGGGAAATATGATTAATTGGATCGAACAAATAAAGAAAACAAACGTAATGAGCAACAAACGTAGTGCTTATAGAATGAACAAAAGAGAGGTTGTTTTAGACAAATTCCTTTTGCACTGGCTGAAAGAAGATATAGGTTACAATCTTAGGTTTCGATATGAAACGGCAAGGGCAAAACCACCAACTAATACAACTTCAGCCGATGTAAAGGGTTTTACAAATGACTATATGCTGAGTAGGTTAGTAGATTTTCTTGAAATGAAACACTACGGTAGGCATATAACTAAAAAGGAGGAAAAATGAAAATCAAAAATGAAGAATTAACCGATATGCTATTACTACAGGGTGATACAATCCAAGTGATAATAGGTCAGGTTGAAAAATTAGAATTAGATTTAAAAGACCTGAAGGAAAGGCTTTTGAATCTTGAGAAACAAAGTAAGAAGGAGAAAAAATGACAACCAAAACAAAAAAAGAACTAATGGAAATGCAAGTCGTGCAAGCTGATGCAATCAAAATACTAATTGCAAAAGTTGAGGATTTGAAGGAAAGATTTGAGGCACTTCAAAAGGCTTGTGGTGATGATAATATTAGGATTCAAAAGCTGGAAAAGAAGGAGGTTGCATGAGTGAATATTATGAAGTTCATTGTGCAAGTTGTGGAGGAATACAACTTGATGAATCTGGTGAACCAGAACAGTTTGGTTTTGATCAATGGAGATTTCATATTGAAAAATGCCAGTATTGTGGTTCAAAGGAAAATGGTGATTATGGCTTAATGTCTATTTTAATAGAGGAGGTTGTATGACTAGGAAAGTCGGCAGACCTTTTCAGAAAGATAAGAAGAAAATGAGAAGCATTAGAATAGATGAAAGTTTATGTTCTGAAGTGAATCGTTTTCTTCCTGTCTATTCAAGGAAATTAAAATTTAGGGTTACATTGACTGGATTTGTTGAGAAGGCAATCCGTGAATGTTTAGAAAGAGAAAAGGAGGAAGTATGAAAGAACAAGTAAATAATCTAAATGAATTTATGGAAAAAAGGGGATTTGGTGAAAAAACCATCCACGATATACAAAACAACACCTACAAATATACCGATTGTGGGGCTTGGTTTCATTATGATAAACCTTTAGATGACCCAACAGAGGGAAGGGTTATAGTAGGTTCAATAGTCGAAGGTTCTGATTATGGAACTGAACAGTACACTTTGGAATTTCCTTTTACATTAGGTGAATTTTGGGATGCTTTAGAAAATGTAGAAATTGAAGCATCTAATATTTGGACAGAAGTAAATGGGGAGGAAGTATGAAATGCAATTATTGCCATGAAGAAAAAGATGATATTGAAGAAAGATATTCTTTCGGTGTTTATGCTGGGAAAATGTGTACAGATTGCTGTTATGGTTACAGGGATAATTGTGGCATTGACCAACCACAAGGTTCACCAAATGATCTTGATGAACAATACTGGGAGGACTATTAAATCATTTTCTTATTATTTTCTTAACCGTGCTATAATATGACACGTAAAAAACTAAGTGGTTGAAATGGTTATGTATTCATTTTCCTATATTTTCCTAAAATTTAGGTTTAAAATTGGATGTTAATACCTTCTGAACCGTTGCAAATAGTGGTGCACCAGCAGGGACTCGAACCCCGAACCTACTGATTAGAAGTCAAATAAGCTTATCTAAAATACATTTAGGTTTCAATCACTTAGCCAATTCTTAATTTTTTGTTTTCCTTTTATTTTCTTATTATGATACAATTAAAACAAATTAACTAACAAAGGGAGAGACTATGGCTAGAGAATTTAAACAAACTAGAAAAGCAGAAAGCAGAGGAATGTATGTTGGAATTTTTAGGGACTTCCCTTTGCCTTCTGGGAAACCAAAGATTTTAGATTTAATTCCTATTGATAAATTAGAATGGAAAACTTCTGGAACTCGGAGAAGGAGAAGAAGTGAAATGGATCAAGGGAAAATACTTCAAAAACTTTGGGAAGATAAAGAAAAGGAACTGCAAACAGGTGAGGTAAAAGAAAACACCAAGACCCTTAAAAAAACGATAGACGATTATATAAAATATGTTGGTGTATCAGTATGTGATTATACAATCGACCAATACAATTTATGTTTAGGTCATCTTTTGAGTGCAGTAGGTGATTTCGATATTAAGAACCCTCCAGAAAATTTAGATGTTAATTTTTTATCCTACCTTCAAAGGAGAGGCATATCTAAATCCTCAATCAATTCTTACATCCGTCAGGTGCAAAGTTTTTTTATCTGGTGTGATGAACAGAATATCACTACAGAAAAAATCAAGCTCAAGAAGGATGACCCTACGAATAAAATTCCTATACCTTTTTCAGAGGATGAACTTGATAAGATTTTAGGTTTGATTGAAAAGAATCTTTCTGAAGCAGGAGAAAATGAGTACAAGAGAATATCTGCTATTAACCAAAGACGTGCCTTTATGATGTTTAGGTACACAGGAGCAAGAGCAGGTGAACTCAGGACACTACCCTTGAACAGAATTTCACTGGTACAAAAGAACTTAGTTGACCGTGATGGAAAACACAGAATCTTAATTGCTGACGTTCCAGAATTAGGTTTCAGAGTGAAGGGTAAACATGAGGGACTTATACCAATCGGGAAAAAAGAGTTACTGGACTTTCTGGAGGAAGATTTAGCAAATCGTGACCCAAAGGAGCAGTGGTATCTTGACAATGGCTTAGGAGAGCCACAGTGGAACTCAGTGGCTACTTTCGGCAGGGTATTTGACTCTCACCTGAAGAAATTAGGAATCAAGGGAGTCAAGAGAACTCACGGTTTCCGTGCAACGGTAATCAGCAACCTTTTAAACAAGGGCACTCCTGCTGTTGCTGTTCAAATGCTTGCACGTCATTCTGACCTGTCAACAACTTTAGGTTACTATCAGGCAGACCAGTCTGAATTACGTGAACACATTGAAGCACACCTCTAAACCTAATCTTTTAGGATTCTCTCAAGGGAGTTTATTAAGTCTTGTTTACGGATAGACTCCCTTTTTAAATCTTCTATTTCTTCATTTTCAGCTTTTAATTCTCCATCCATACTGCCTGTTCCATAAAAAAGCCAATTCATATCCACACCTAAAGTAGCAAGCCCCCTCAATATACTTGATGACACCCATTTGTCATCAGAATTGAGTACAACGGACAAATTATTTCTTGTTGTGCCAATTAACTCAGCAAAATCAGTAATACTTATACCCTTTGAATTTATTAACTCTGTTATTCTTTTCTTGATTTCTTGGTCATTTCCCATTCAATTTGTTAATTGATTTAGGATATAGTAAATTAATTATTGACACTGTTTACATTTTCGTGCAAAATATGTTGTAACGTAACGGGCAATTAAAGTTTAGATAAGTATTGCACACTAAATACTAATGTCAAAGCTAATAAACAACAGGAGTAGATCATGGATGATCTTAAAAAAGAACTTAGGGAAATAGGAGTCACCCTCAAACAGGTTGCTGATGCCTGTGGAGAAAGCCAGTCAACAGTCAGCAGAATCCTTAATCATAATCTCAGAAATAAAATAGAATCGGCTGCTCGCAGTTTAAGAGACTCTAAAGCTAAACGAGTCTCTGATGTGTGGCTTGAAAGACGGTCAGATAGTGACCGAGTAGAAGATATTTCCAAGCAAATAAGGCCGACTCTCCAGTGAGAAG